CATATAAAAAATAGACTCCAGCGGGCTCTCCAAACATACGCTGATACAGGCGGATCTTGGCTTCGGTTCTGCTGTTCGAAAGCACGCCAATTGTGAGCGGAATCTCTAGTTCGTTTGAGACTTCCTTGGCGAATTCACACAATTTTCTGGCCCTACCGCCCTTAGCATTGCGAAACTCAGGTGCAACAAAAATGGCCCTTTCTTCAAGAACCTGAGCTTTGCTGTACCACAATTCTCCAATTCGCAAAAGTATTGCTCCCTCCAATACTTCGCCGGGGTGACCGATAATCCCGATAATACCATCTTCCCGGTTCAAAGCACTCCACATTTCTCCCAAAAGCTTCATGATGTCTGGCGACACGAAAGCATTTTCTTCCGTGGCACGCTGGGCCAAATTCATCATGCCGTCGAGATCTTCAGGGGTTCCGACACGAACAGAAAGGGGGGTCATCATGCTCTTCTCTCCAGTTAATCTTTCTTCGGCCCCGGCAGCGCCTTCAGTGTCTTGATGGTCTTGGCCCGGAACCGTTTTACAAATTCGTCTAGGATCTGGTGGCCATAGTCGAGATCTCCCTTCCCGATATGAACCACGTCCTCCGGGGGCACCACATATTCGCCGCCCGCGGCAACAATCGGCACGGTCGCCGTCTCTCCACCAGCGGCCTTGTGCGGCTCCATGCTGTAAGGCAGGTCGCCGCCGCCATAGGGCAACCCATTGCCGCCGTAAGGCGCTCCTTTGCCGCCGTAAGGCTTCCCGGATCCCGCGCCTTTCTGGCCGTAGAATGACTGCCCAAAGATGTCCTTGGCCACCTTGAACCCGGCCATGCTGTTGCCTTCGCCCATGGCAGAAATGATGTCGGCCGGGATCACATAGGAGCCGGATGCAACATGCATGGGCAGGTGGTCAGTTCGCCCGGCGACGGGGCTGTGAATCGGTCCTTTGTGAACCTTCGTCGTTCCCGATTTCGGATTGCCGAAAAAGGAGGAGACGACCGTCTTGTTGCTGCCGAAATTGCCGCCGTGGCCCTTGCCCGGCCGCGCGGCGTCGAGCGCCGCCTTGATGACTTGCTTGTTCATCGTCATGACGAAAGGTTCCCCGTTACCATGATTGTCATCGTCGTGGCAGAGGCCAGCGATTGAATGCTGTCACCAGAATTCAGCACTTGAGACCCTTTCCATTGATATGCCGAATTGGCAGCAACGGATATAGTAGAAAGCAATGCGTTTGCAGCGACCGCGGTGCCGCCCGAAGGCACAAGATAGACGGTGAACGTCAGCGCACCTGCAGACGTGTTTGCAATATCTATTTCCGAGATGTTGACCTGATAGCCTGTCGGCACCGTGTATAATGTTTCCACGGAGGTCGTCATTGCCTTGCGAGCGAGAAGCTGCCCGCGCGTGAATTTCCAATAATTAGCAAACGTGTTATTGATGCCGTTGATGGCAACAACGCCGTTCTTTATTGCTGTCAGGATGTCATCAAGACTTGCGGGCATTAAAATTTCCCATCCTCTTGAACCCGGTAACGCATGGCACCCAATCTCCAAAATGAATTAAGGTCTGAGCTTGAGATCTGAATTGACACAAGTCTGCCGCGGAATCTGGGCGTAATGAACTCTGTTGTATTTGTCACCGTGTACGGGCCGTAGACCCTCTCAGCATCTCCGGGGTAATCCGTGACATAAAAAGTAATCTGCACCTGCGCCGCTTGGGATCCATTGAAGAACCCCCATTTCATGTCGGGCCAGATCTGATCAACGAACATCTTGCATTCGCCATCTGAGATTTCGAAGTATCCAGTACGGAAACTTGAAACCATTGCGCTGGTGTCTGCATTGAACAAAGGAACAGTCACACCGTTAATGACTGTCGTTTCGTGTTGATAGATATAGCTACTGGACCCGGATATATCCGTTCCCAAGGGTGATCCAAGAATGCTTTGGTCAAGCCATGCCGTGCGCGACAGTAAGCCATAATCCCACTGATCAATAAGGGTGTTGTATTTTACATAACTGTCGTTCTCTCCAGATATGCTGTTGGTAGAAGGATAATACCAAACAACCTCGCTGAATCTGGAGTTAGCGGCAAACCTGATGTTTTCGGCATATGCTACATTCAGATTTTGGAAAGCTACATCCCATACAGGGCAATTAAGTGGTTCAACGCCATTACCCGCAAGACGGAAGAATTGCGATTGGCCCATCCAATAAACGCTGCCGTTCAAAGAGCCCGCAGCTTTCTGGCCGATCAATCCGCATCCCGTGCCGATTTCATTAAAGCTGTAGACAAGCGGCTGGTTGACATACTGCATTGCCCAGATCGAAAGATCGGTCCAGATGAGTCCCTGTTGTGGTCCCTGAATGCCGCCGACAATCTTGGACCCCTTGGGGATGATGTAGGAACCGGCCTGATTGGTCGTCTGGGCAATCCATACGCTGTAATTGCCAAGGTCGCACCAGCGCACAAGAAGGGGCTGCTGGATACCATTGAACGTGGATCCATATGCAATGATCTGGCGCTGCGGCATGGCGATGAACATGCCAATATTCGATACCGGCGCATTGGTTATGATGTTTGATGTCGCCGCACCTGAATTAGGATCCCATTGGTAAATGGGTCCACCCTTGGGGTTCGAAATAAGAATCTGCCCCCAATTTCCCAGTGACCAATCAGTCTGGCCCATCCCCGCGTACCCGGAGAACGTAATCGTTCCGCCCGTACCAGTGCCGGTCGTGGATTGCTGCAAGACGACTGTTGTCGTTGATCCTTGCACGGATGACACAACGGCTAGGGGGCCGCTGGTATTATAGCCTGTCGTCGTCGTCACACCGGAAATCTGTGCAAATGTTCCGGGGGCAATTCCGATATTTCCCGTGAAAGAGTAAGTCACAAATCCAGCAGATGGCGCAGACGGAGTAATGCTGGCGATGGCATAGCTTCTTCCGGGGGTTATGCCGCTGCCAACGCCAAACCCACCCGTGCCAAATGGATCGAAAGCAAATCCACCGGCTGGAGGCGCGACGGTGCTTCCGAGAAAATACTGATATTGCGCCAATCCACCGTTGATACTCGCGCTTGTGGTTGCTGCCGCAGACACAGGGGCAATGATGTTGAACGTATTGGTTGTTGCGGATTGGACAATGTAATTGCCGAATAGCGTTAAGCCGGATGAACCAATCGTTGTCGCCACAAGAACAGGATAAAACTGTCCGACAGAAAATCCATGGTTGTTCAATGTAACAGTGACGATAGGACTTCCGCTTGAGCTTGCATATGATGCGACGGCACCGCCGTTGGTGACGGAGCTTGTCGCGTTAACCGGATTTCCCAGAATATCGGTAGCTTGAATTTGATATGTGCTTGTCGTCAAAAATGTAACAAGATAATTTCCAAATAAAACAAGACCGCCAACGCTGATGTGCGTAACAATTCTGACGGTGTCTCCCGTCGAAACAGTGCTATTCGAGTCGGTTATGGTGACAAGCGATGAGCCCACTGTAGTGGTCGCGCTGACGGCAACATTCACGCTATAAGATTGCGGGTAAATCCCGGTAAGATTTGCGTTCTGGTTGCTGATGTTGTTTAGGGCAAAAAGGCTCTTTGTCGTGCCTACCGACAGGTACGGATTAACATTTGAATCTTCCCACGCCCATATGGCGCGGGCCACGCCGGAAAGAGCCGTGTTGTAATATTTAAGCCAGCCGCCAAGTTTCTGCGGAAGCGCCACGCCTTGTTTGTCAGGCTGGAACCGGATCTTTTCAGAAAATGAAATTGCAGCTTCGTTGAATGTCGGGGTTCTGTTTTTATCGACACCGGGAAGAAGCTTCAGAGTTGCATGCGCCATTCTTTATCCCCTTGTCGGGGTTGCAGTGGGAGTAGACCCTTGCGAAGACCATGCAGATGCTTCGTACTTCTTTCTCGCCTCTTCCGAAGATGCGCTCTTGAGGAGGGTCTGATATTGGGTTTCATAGGTGACCGGCATCTGCGGGTCATTGCCTGAAGCGGAAGAGAAGTTGCGCTGGTATGCTGACACATAAATCATGGTTGCCATGATGAACAGGTCAGGCAGATACAAGCTCAAGAATGTCGTCTTGTTGGTTGCCGACAGGCTGGCCGGGCGGATCGTGCCGACGACCTCTGCCGTGTACGCCTGATCCGGGGTTGGCCCCATGAGGAACAGGTTGTCATTGTACGCGGCATAGTATTGGGGAAGGCCGCGGTTGGCGAGGGCGCTGGAGCCATACACCAGATCAAGGAACTCCTTGGTCACCGACAGACACGGGTTCCGCGTGGCCCCCGGCGCATTCGGGTTGGTCTCGCCCGCGGGGGTGATGATGTTGATCTGCTCCGACACGACAAAGGGGAAGGAATTGGTGCCGCCAGACAGGTCAAGCTGCCGAGATCCAATGGTCATCAGGTAGGTGAGCGAATCGCTGACCAGCAACAGGTCGAGATCCCGGTACATCCGGTTTTCGGCATAGGTGATGGCCTGCGGCATGATGATCAGGAAATTGGGGTCAGTCTGATCGACCACTGCCATGGTGGCAATTTGCGACAGGTAGCTGGTGGTCCCGGCCACCGTTCCATCATAGCTCAAACCGGTCGTCATTTGTTTCTATTCCAAATTGATGGAATTGCTCAGTGGGTACTATAGCT